TAGTTGTCGCCTGGGGCGATCTCACCGGGTTGCCAAGGAGCGTTAGCGTCATCGTCCCGTTCTGGGTTCTGTAGCTGAGCATTCTGGGCAGTACCACTAGCGACACGGATGACGTACGCCTGCTTGCCACCATTAGCAAAGTAGTGGTACACAGCGTATGGGAGATCATACTTAGTAGTGATCTCACCGAAGAGTGACTTATAGCTGGTCCAGTTAGACACCAGTTGAGGAGTAGTAGGTCCTTGGGCAGCTTCCCCCAGGAACACGGCAGCAGCTTGACCATTGCTGGCCGAGGTAAGAGAAGTTAGAGGCGTTTCGTTAACGTAAACGCCTGGGGTAGTGTAATTCATTGTTAATCCTCCGTAGTTGGATTGTTGTTAGGGNNGGGGGGGCCATTTATTTCTCTTCTAGTCCTACATTTACGTCTGTAACTTGTTCTGCTCGCCTCAAATCACTCTGCGGAATCTCCGCATTGATTCTTATAGTATACACCTTTCTGAACGTTCTTTTCTTATATCCAGCTTCCTGGTCTAATAGATTAGCGGCTCTCCAGTCAACAAGATCACATCTCCTAATAGTGCCATCTTCTGGGATCTCTATAAAACCTCGACGCAGAGGGAACACTCTCCTGAGCATCTTCGCCTGCATCTCAATGTCGTGCCGGGGGAGACGGCAGTAAGTGGTCACCTGATACAGGATATCCACAGGAACTACCTGATCCATACGCACATAAGCCGACGATGCAGCGGTACTATCCATACCTGCTTCATCAAGCTCTGAAGGGAAGTAATCAATGTAGTCGGGACGGCCTTTCATACGCTCTTTAAGTAGGGGGTCGGCAGAGTAATAATACTCCACTTCCGAGTGTTGACGTTCACTCGCAAAGTTGATATCGATCATATCAATGGTAATAAGGGGGTAAAACTTCTCTGATTCCTCAGTGGGGTATCCAAAGAATACCTTGGCAAGGCGTTCACTGTTACGGTTATCCGTAACAGTGATATTACTGAGCCGCCTTTTAAGAGCAGCGTCCTCAGCTAGCAAGAACCCTGGATGAGGTCCTACTGGGTGGGGGGCGATGGAGTCAGCCAATGTTCAACCCCTTCTCGATCAACCGACTGAGCATGATCTTGTTCTGCTCTCCCTTACTATTAGCTTGGGATCGTAGCAGGGAGGAGGGGGAACGATCAGGTCCTCCAATCTCTAAGTCCATAGCCTCTTGTGAGGATGTTTGATAATCGAAGATATCCCCGTCGAACTTAACATGGAGGGTATCAGCGTGCTCTTTCCAGAATGGGTGGAGGTTAGCCTCTGACCTAAGCTCTTCAGTGGCACGTCGTTCAACCTCGGCCACAGCCTCAGAGATGATTTGATCTAGCTTATCAAACCGATCCATGACCTGAGTCACGCTTCCAAGTCCTCCTTGGCTGACCATAGACTTACTAGAACCAGGGGTCATTACTGCGTTATGAAGTCTTGAGAAAAGACTTGTCATAGTCACTCCGGTTCTAGGCGTTATATCAGCGAAACACTAAAGCACTGCGGCTATTAGATACTAATATCTTACACCATACCAGGGAACGATGGGGGCCAGGGGAGGTCTGTAACGGTAGGTATTTCTGGTCCTGGGTCGAATCCGAACTCTTGATCCACGAATACCTCGTAACCTGTAGCTGTAACGAGTACATCGTCGTCCAACCGTCCACGAACCTCGTAGTTACTAATCTTGTAGTAACGACCGTCATAGTAGAAGATATCGTTCAGGTGGGGGGCGTACTCAAACGGCTGGCTGATACCAGACTTCTTAACGTCGTCGTACAGCATTACAGCTCTCAGGTTCTGAGTAGGTACTCGGCCCTCTTGACGAACTGTGAGAGCGTCTTCCATCTCCTCGACGTATATGGTCGGGATAGGGATACCAGGGGCATATACTCTACCGTAACCATCCAGGGGACTACCTTGGTCGTATAGATCGTCAAAAACAGTACCGTCAACCTCTCCCTGCTTTACGTACTCAAACCATACGATATGCTCACCGGCTTCGTCTACACGATGCCTAACATGCTTATTGATATGCAGATGTTCCGTGCGGATATCAACCATTAGAAATACCAATTGCCCATGTGACCATTCATGTAACCGGCGGGAGGTTCTCCCTCGGAGTAAACGTCCTCACGAAGCTCATCCTTAGGCTCAGCGATATCAACCTTACCATCTCCAGGTACGTCCCAGATACGTTCCATGGGGCCGTAGTCTCCGACTTCACGAGGCTTATAGACAGGTACCCAACGATTGGTAGTTCTGCTGACTCTACGCAGGTTCAGAACCTCTAGGCGGCCAGCACCTAGGTTGAGGCTCTTCATCTTTTCATCTAGCTCTGCTTCCCAGTGCTTCAATAGGTCTGATACCGCACGATATCTCTGGGAAGCCGTGATATGGACGCTTTCGGAAGCGATAACGTCGATGTCCCGTGCGTATTCGTTGAGAAGCATCCACGGAGCTTCGACAACGGTGGCGGTGACTATCACGTCCTTCATAAGGTCTGAAACCTCACCAAGGGTCACATCCTGTCCGTACAGAAGGTTATTACTGGCAACACCTGCGGCGTACTCAAGATCGGAGTCAAGTAACCACTCAAAGTGGTAACACTCAATCATAACCTTGTTAATACCTTGCGGCATGTTATTGATACGAATAAGACCGTTACGAGCATCCACTACGAAGTCCGTGGTTGGCATCTCGGTAACTCCGGCGTCATTGTTGCCCGCAGTACCCACCCACACAGTGTCTACATCGATATTGGGGCGTCCCATATCGTAGGTACGACCGGCAGGAGGAAATGATGACTGTACAAACCGTGCAAAGTCACGCATCTTAACTCGTGCGTCTGTAGTGATATCACTGATAGTAGCCATGCGTTATATATCCTACCACACCCATCGAGGTGCTCTAGTCATTATCGGGGTATTCCCAGGTGCCCATAGGGTCATCCATAGGCTGATCCAGGGCGGGACTACTACGACGCATAGGACCAGTAGTGGTCTTACGAAGTAGAAGGAGGTCCTCGATGGTGGAGGAGTCCTCGGGCTTGGGAATCACGATACTCTCACATACCAGACTACCAGACGGGCCTTAGGAACGATATCCATAGGGGTGGAGTCCGTGATGTTAACAGTCGTAGTAGATGACACGTTGCCGGTGTTCGACATACTTGAAGCTCCTGTATCCCCTGTGTGTGCATCTGTAGTCGTTAAAGACTCCCCTGTTCTGGGTGCTGGTTCGTTGCCATTCTCATCCACTGGAGAACCGGTAGTGCTGTCAATATCGAAATTAATCTTCTTATTACCGGTATTTGTGTTGTTCCCACCAGCACTGTCTACGGGCTGATTCGTTCTACCTGTATGATTAGAGACAGTTAATGTATGCTTATGACCTGCGTCTGGTGTGAACACGAAGCTCCTCGTAGCAAGGGCATCACCAGCCGTGCCGCCCGAAGCTGCACGGTGCAGGGACTGCATGGGCTGTGTCCAGTCGCCGGGGGTCGATAGTTGGCCGGTAGGCTGTAGTCCCCAGAACCACGCTATATCCATACCGTTTGACTGTACCTTCGTATCAATCCAGTGGTCGTGAGCACCCGCGGTATTCGTACTGGCAGGATGACCATGGTTCATGGAGTGGTAGTGGGTTCCGACATCGTGGGAGTGTGTATTACTGAGAGATGCCGAAAGGTTGTGGTAGTGCTTCTGAACGCCGTGCGTATGATTAGCACCGTGGTTATGATCCACGTTGTGAGTGTGCTTCATATCGTGCGAGTGTGCTTCCACATCGTGAGTGTGGGGCGGTAAGTTAGAGTTAGTAATGTTAACAGTGTCAGAACCGACTGCCGAACCGACTGTTCCGCTCTTAGTACCTTTTAGCATGTAACCGTCATTCAAGTCAGGGAGCTTGAAAGAACCGGTCTCGTTATACGCTTTGGCAAGAGCGGGGTATGAGGCTTCACTAACCGTTTGACCACTAGCCGGTAGAAAGCGGTCTGTATCGCTGGGGGGTGTTGCCGAAGGCCATGCGAACACCGCTCCGATAGGTAACTCTACCTGCTTAGCAACAGCCAACTCTTTCCAGGCAGGTGAGTCCTCTGACCCACTTCCGGTGCGAGTCTTAACGTATAGTCCTGACTCGTCCCCCCGTTGAGCACTTGAGTCAAAGTACAACTGACCAGGAGCGGCCTTATCCTCACTGGGACCGGGAACACCGTCTTTAACGACAGATACGTTAGTAGTGTTCCGCATCGCCCTCTTATCAACGATACTGGTGTCGTCGGGGACGGCACCACCTATCAATAGTACGGACGCCAAAACTACGTGATGGTCAAGGTGGATAAACCCAGGATCTTCGATGTTAACGGACGCTGGAAAGGTGGGGTTTTCTCCCACGTTATCATCGTCAACAATAACCTTAACATCAGCGTTACCCTCTGGACCAATTTCGACTACTACTAAAGCGTACTGCTTAGCATTAGTTGCAGACAGGGGAGACGCCACAGTCACGTCAGTAGAACCTACGTCGTAGTGAACACCACTTACTATTACCCTACCGGGGGATACGTTTAGCCCGAAGTTACCACCACCACGACTGACCTCACAGCCCTCAAGGACCCCGTTACCGGAGTCTCCGAGGATCTCAAAGTCCAAAGAGTCTGGCTCTGACTGATCTAATGACTTGAACTTAGAACCTTCGGTGGCTTGTTTTGCGTTAGGGATGATAAGAGGCATTGCTTACCTTTCAGCGGCGGGGGTGGGGCTTGGTGTCGTAGATGTTTCCTCGGGACCGGAGGAAATTGTAAAGACTCTGGGGGAGTGAGTATTTCCTACCATCTACGAAATCGTACTTAACGTTAGCCCACGTGGGCGACCAGGTGCCTTTAACATAGGCGTCTACATGGGTAGGGGTGGCGATAACTGGATCAACAGCTTCCTCATCCTCGACTACAGCTTCCTCATCCTCGACTACAGCTTCCTCAAGCACAACCTCGGCTTCGGATTCCGCTACAAGCTCTTCGATAGCGTCGATGACCCACTGCTCTTTCTCGACAACTTCGATGACTTCGATAGGCTCTACAGGCTCTACAGCCTTCTTCTTCTTCGCAGCGGCCTTCTTGGCTGGAGCCTTCTTCTTTGCTGCTACCTTCTTCTTGGCTGCTACCTTTTTCTTAGCAGCAGGTTTTTTCTTTGTTGCTTTCTTCGCAGCGGCNNTAGTTGACGGGGACGTTGACGGGGACGTTTTGTCCTTCTGTTATTGTATCAGAAAGATAAGCAAAAAGCACCCCATATATAACCAAAGCCCCTCTGGAATACACCAGAGGGGCTTTAGTCAGATAACATACCTCCTTTCATAGGAGGCACTACTATCAGGCAGCGATAGAACCACCAAGCGTGTTGAGAACAACACGTGATTCGTGGGTAATCATACCGAAGCCCCAGATAGCGTACCAAGCGAGACCGTGCTCACGACCGAAGTCGATCACGCCGCCGTCACGAAGCTCAACCGGAAGGCTGATAGCGTGTCCGAAGGCGTTGTCACCGATCATAATGGCCGAGTATGCGTCTTCGCTGGCCGAAACAGGTGCGTCAGGGTTGATACCATCAAAGTCGAGACCCTGCTGAACCTGAGTCGTCTCGATGAACACCACGTCGTAGATACGACCGATCTCACCGAGCATGAAGTTACCAGGGGAGGCGTACTTCGTGACCTCGATGAACTCCGGCCAATCACGGAGCGAGCGGCTCTGTGACGGGTGGACGAAACACACGTAGGTGTCGCCCAAGCGCGGGATGTTCTTACCAGCGAGGATCTCAACGGCGTCCTTGACGGTTGCCGGTGACATGAAGCCGGGGGCCGATGCGTCACCAAGCCCACCGGGATCGTAAGGCGAGATCGAGCCACGCGTGTCCTCTACCGTACGACCGAACACAACCTCTGGCGGGACAGCCGCCCCGCCACCGAACGGCACAGCGTTCTGATAGAGGGTGTTACGGGCCTGCGTGTCCATGGACGTAGCCATGTGACGACCGAGGAGCCGTGACGAGGAAGCCATAACATCGTCAAACGAAGCGTTAAGCAGAAGCTCGGTGACGGCAACAGCCTTACCGTGCTCCTTGACGGTGATCTGGATCTGCGAAGCGCTCAGAGCGGTCGGCTCCATACGCTCGGCCTCGGTAAGCTCCGAAGCCGTCTCGCCGTCAACTTCCAGGTTGTTGTAACGCATGAAGTTGATGGTCAAACCGGGCTGAACGCCAAGTTCGGTCTTCTTCACTGCGAACTGCTCAAACCGGAGAACCGGCATTGCCTGGAAGAGGATTTCCTTCGACCAGATTGTCTGAATAGCGGGGGAAAGATNNAAGGGCGTTAGCCGAATCGTAACCGGTGATACCTACGCTGCCGTCTACGACGCCAGAAGTAACGTCACCGCCTGTTGGGGATGGGAGTGCCATATTATTATATGTCCTTCTTAATAGGTTTGGTTAAGGTATGAATAGGTACCATTATCAGTGTCCATACCACTGGTTAGTGGCTGCACGCTTCAATCTTTCCCGATGTTCCGCATACGTTTGCATGTCCATATTGGCGATGTCTGCATCGCTAAACGTTTTCTGCTCCATTGTGTTATCCATTGGTCCTGATGGTGTCCCCCCGGTTGAGGGAACACCTTTCGGTCGTGCAGGCTGCGCTGGCAGCGCTTCCTGCAATGACTCCATAATAGCAGATGTTCTCTCTATTACGGCGGAAATTGCCGCATCAATCTCTTCTTTATTATTACCGCTAACAAAGCTCATAAGCTCAGGCATAATGCCGTCTTGTTCTTCCTGAAGCCTACGCTCCCGGTAACTTTGAACTTCCTGATACTCTCGCTCCTTTTCAAGGAGGGCGGTCTTGGCAGCATCACGAGCTTCAAGCTCTTCGATCTTAGTCTGCCACTCTTCCTGGGCGCTATTAAACTTAACAGACCACTCTTCGTCCCGACGTTCGATAAGCTCGCGGGCCGACATTTCTTCTTCTTCTCGGCGCTTACGCTCCTCCTCTACACGCAATTGTTCCTCGTGTACAAGATTCTTAGCTTCTTCGGCTTCGGCAGAAAAGCGTTCCATTTGAGCTTGCAAACGCTCAATCTTTGGGTAAAGTTTATCCTTCTCCTGTGAACGAGCACGCTCGATATCCTCCTGGGAGAACTGAGGAGCGGCAGAAGCAGCTTCCTCTTGTGCGGGGGCTTGTTCAGCAGGGGCAGGAGCCTCTGTTGAGCTTTCTGTAGTTGTTTCTTCTGACATTACTAATACCTCGTGTAATTGTTCTAATATGACTGGATAATTGTATACTTGTTATTCTCCACCATCGGGAACACGACGTTGAGCTAAATTAGCTCCGTATGCCCGCCGCACCAACTGATTTACTATCTCTCCCCCTTCTGGGGAGATACCAGGAAGGACGCCATCATCTTCGCTATCCTTTGCACTGGTAACTGAAGGTCCCATGGTTCCGTCTGGGAGAACCCCAGTCATCTCCATAACACCAGCAGATATCTGCGCTGACACCATGTCCAGCGCACCCTGATCGAGTTGATCTTCCATGAGTTCTTCGTAGATCTCAGCCATCTTCTCGTTGGGGAACTCTTCGCCAAGAGCACGGAGTGCCCCTCGCTTCGACTCAAGACCCATACCCATCTTCGCCTGTAGCTCATTAAGTAGAATGAGAGAATCCACAGGGAGCGGATCGGGCCAGTGGACCTGCGTCTTATATGTAGCAGCGTCCGTGGGATCAAGCTGAGTAGCTTGATCCTTCTCAGGATACGAGGCAAGTGAGGGGTCCCAGTTAAGAGTCCACGGCTCGTGTACCGCCTGAGTACGGATAATCAAGTTGTTGACCTTCTCTAATCCTTTAGAGAAGTGTACCTTCTTCATAAGGTAACGGTTCATCATAGGCTGATACTGAATAGCCAGTGCCACACCTGACGTGTTAGAGATGGGCTGGGTCTGTCCTAGAGCAGTCTCTGGGACGCCAGTAATCTCGTGCATGGAGCGCTTAAGACCCTGAATGAACTCAAGGGAGCCGCCCATCTCTCCCTTAGACTCAAGATTGAATACTCGGGCGTCTTTAGGAAGACCTGCCCATACCTTCTTAGCACCCTTCTCAAGCTGGTTAGCCTTAGCGCCAGTAATGATAGTAACGGGGGCGGCGTGATAGTTGATGATGTCAGAGACATCAGTCATCTTTTCGTTCAACTCACGGTTCAGAGAGATGATATCCCAGATATCGGACTGCCCCCAGGGGGAACTGCTGATTGTTACGTTAGGGATATGTACGATAGGAATATGACCGATGGGGTTGTCATACTTGTCGATCATCTCATCGTTGATGTACTGTTCGATAGTGTCGTCGGTGAGAATCTCGGTAAAGGTATACACCTGTCGAGTAC